AACGGTTTTTACTTTTTTAGACTTCTTCGGGCTCAATGTTTCCAGATTTGCTTTTGCTTCGGCGGCTGCTTTGGCTGATGCCTCGGCTTTGGCCGATGCTTCTTCAAGTTGGACTTTCAAACGTGCTTTTGCCGCGTCTTCGACTGCCTTTGCTTTGGCCTCAAGTTGTGCTTTCGATTCAACGTTCTTGAATTTGTCTAAGTGGCCTTTTCGAATGTAAACAACTGTGCCGGGATCGGTGCAGGTGCGGTAAGCGTCGAGACATTTACCAGCATCTTCCGAACATACGATTACCTTGACCTCACCTTTCGATGAGCGGTGGATTGTGGCGGATGGTTTAAACATAGTGTAAAATTTAAGGGGGTTAAAAAGAGCGCCCTACATGAGCAGGGCACTCAAATGATTTACGCAGTGGTGATGCGGTGTCCGGCGGTTGCGATTCCAACGGATGCGCCGAAGAGCACATTGACATTGAAATACAATACGCCGTCGGCTGCATACCATTTACGAAACTGCACCGGAAGGCCAAGCCCTGGTATAATCACGGTTGTCACATCCACGCCAGCTTTCGCGGTCATTTCGTCTGCGACTACTGTGCGGGCTGCCATGATTAGAGCTGATTTATGCAGCGCGAATGCAGCGAGGTTTTCACCGTTTGCGTCTGCGAGGGTGGTCTCGTAGCAATCAAAATTTGCAACGCGGGGAACCCTTGCCTCGGCTTTGTCGGCTGTGATGCCGGGAATCTCCGCGCTGTTGAGCGTTTTGACGAGGCTCGCATAGTATGTCGGATTCATTAGCACTGAGCGACCGCCCTTGCCAGCTTTCGCAAGCGTCAGCAGCGCGTTAAAATCAGCGAGATTATCGCGATCAAAATTGGCTGATGTGATGACTTCAGTCGATGCGAAGTTTGCGTTGACAACCAGATCCCAGATGTAACCGAAAACTGCTTCCCCGACTGCTTCAAGAGCGGGCTCAACAAAGAGGTTGTTCAGATCGAGTTCCGATTTACTGCGTTCCAAGTCTGAAAAACCATAGGTGAATCCCTTGAACTGATCGAGAGTTACGGTCTTTGCGACCATATCAACGTCAGAAGAATTTGTCTGGTAGCCGGTGGCCATGTTGCCCGCAGTGACGTTAGTCGGGATGCGAGTTGTAATCGACGCACCGCTAGACGAGATGTCGGCGGAAAAGTCGGTAGTGAGTGCGCTAAGTGGCGCAAACAGATCAATCAGAGCTGGTAGCGTGTCGTTAGCAACTTTGGCGAGATTAACGCCTGCAATTGTATTTGCCATAGTGTGTGTGTGTATTGGGGTTAGGTTGAAGTTAAGTTAGAAGATTATAATGTTCTGCGAAAAATTCTTGAGCACCTTGAAAGTCGCGATTTGCGACCAGTGCTTTATATCCAATATCTGCATCTTCGCGGGTCATTTTATTTGCGGATGGCGTGGTGTCATCTTCCAGGACTCCTTTAAGTGCTGGCGTGCCGGACTCGGCAATCAGTTCAGCGGCCTTTGCAGAGATCGCTTTTTGAGTGACCTCATAGGCTTTGGCAAGGGCGGTGACGTGCGTTTCGCAAAGTGCTTTCAGGTCGATTGCGGCTTGAGCGTTGATAGCTTTTTCGGTTGCAACGGCTTCGCGCTCGATGTTTAAATCGTTAGCAAGCTCGATTGCTTTGGCGTCGAGTGCTTCGATTTGCTTGGCTTGGCAGGTGATCTTGATTTCGTCGATCTTCCCTTGTGGGATGGATGCGAAGTTCTTCAATGTTTCCATGTCGCCAATTGATGCAGCTGCAAGGTTTGCGCCTTCAATTTCGTCGATGAAGCCAGCTTCCAAAGCTTCGGATGCGGTGTAATAAGTCTCCGCGTCCATCGCCGCGATAAGTGCGTCGGTATCAAGGTTTGATCGCGCATAGCTCCCGCGAATGTTCTTAGACATTTTGTCGAGCAGATCAGCATCTTTACGAAGCTGATCTGCGCCGCCTATGCTCATAGTCCACGGGTTGTGAATCATAAGCAAAGCATTTTCCGCCATGTGGATCTTGTCGCCTGCCATCGCAATTACAGAGGCCATCGAAGCGGCTAGGCTGTCAATGTGAACAGTGATACTTGCCTTGTGACGTTTGAGAGCGTTAAAGATAGTGTTGCCATCGACGATTGATCCGCCGCCAGAGACGATGCGCAGATTGATCTTATCAACGTCGCCGATCCCTTTTAACTCTGCTAGAAATTCGTTTGCCGTAATGCCCCATCCGCCGATATTATCGTAGATTGAAATTTCAGCCTCGGAAGACTTCACGCCTTCCGCGTCGGTTTTTTGGCTCATTGCGAACCATTTGTTTTTAGTGCTCATGTTATATTGGGGTTTAGTGTCAAGTAGGGGGTTAATCCCCGTCTTCTGGGGCGTCGATTGGTGGGGTGATTGGGTCGCCTTTTACGGCTAAAGTGATTGGGCGTCTGTATCCTTTATCTTCGGCCCACGCGCCCTTGACGGCCTTGCCGATTGGGGGCAATCCAGCCGACGCGCGGAACTCTGCCTCGTCTGATTCTTGCGGAGTCATTGCGCCCGCACGAACGCCGATGCCATAGGAGTCAAATTTAGCTTTCAAAGTTTCAAACTGTAGCACTTGGCTTTTATGCTCGGCCTCTTCTTCGGTATCAGCTTCCCCGCCTTCGACCGTATCGCCTGGCATTGAGACAGTTCCAAGTTCGGAATCTTCAAGGCCGTGATCTTTCGCAATTAGTTTGCGCTGTTTCAAAAACTCCGCGCGCTTGCGGATAAATTCGATGGGGTCATGTCCGCGCTTTTGCAGGATCTCGACTTCACTGGCCACGCCTGCGCGGAGGTCTTCGCGGTCGGCCTTGCGGCTGTTGCCATCGTCTACTGTGAACTCTCTCGGCTTAGTAAATCCGCACTTATACCAGTCAACGGGCAGCGTATAGATGCCTTGCTTGGCGCGCTTGGCGATAACGTAGATTGCCATCCGTTTACGGAAGCGAGCGAGTATCTCGACGCGATCATTTATGCTGTCGTTGATATCGCGCTGGAATGCCCGGACGCCTGCGCCGCCGACACTGGAAGAGTCAAGCATCTCGCGTCGCCACTCCATCCCGAGGAATGCGCTAGCTTCGATTTTGTCACTGAATTTCAGGAAGCCGTCGGAAGGTCGGTTACTTTCGTGCGCTTCGAGCTTGCCGCTGTTTTTGAGATATCGGATAGTCCCGCCTGCCATAAGCTCAGACTGGAACGGGGCGGCTGAAGCTCCGCGAGTGCCGTTGATAATCCTTGAGGCGGTGTCGGCTTTGCCTGTTTCGTTGGTCTCTTTGAGGGTCAGAGCAGCGTTGACCTTCTGCCCAATTTTCTCGTAGTCGCGAACTTCTGCGAGGTCATACCAGTCAAGCATTCCCGAGGCGATTGCAGGGATTCCGCGCCCCTGGCTGAACCAATCAGGGTCAGTTACGTGGATCATATCGCGAGCGGATACGTCGCGGAAGTCTTCGCCGTTATTGGTCAGGACGCGATAGGCAACTTCTGCGCCGAACTCGTTGTAGATAATGCCGTTCTTGATTTTGAGTCCTTTGTAGGTGCCCTTCTCAACGCTGTCCTCGTTGGTGTATAATGTCTGACCAATGCGATGCGCCTCAATCCATTGCAGGCGGGGGAAGCCCGATTCGGTCTCTGTCAGCAAAACGAAGAAATCGCCGTCAACGTCGAGAGCCTTGCTCTCGATCTTCACATTTCGGCGAAATGAAAACTGCGGTCCGCGGATGTCGATCAATCCGTCAATCGCCTCCATGTCTGCTTCGACTAATTTGACAAAATCCTTGTCCTCACTGTGCGATTGAAAGCGCCATGACTCGCCATAGATCTTGCCAGCCTTCTGTTTGACCGCGCCACTGACTGTCGAGTTTGACGTATAGATATAGCGCGCATCGTTGCGTAGTAACAGCGTCTTATTCCGGCTCATTAAGTCGAGCATGTCGCCATTCATCTCGCCTTGAGCGTTGCGCTGTGCGCTAGTAGAGGCGGTAGGGTAAGCGGAATCATTACCAAAAAATGAATACCAAACGCTTTTTGCGCGGGCTTTGAAAATCTTGATTGGATTAGCGGCCATTATCTGATTCTCCGGGTGAAGGTCGCGACGGTGACATTAGTGTTTTCGCCGTCAGTGTCGGAAAGGAAAAGATCCAATTCGTCGTCAGTCATCGCCGCGCCGGACGCGCCGCCGATCTTGACCTGCCTCCATGCGTCGTAGCACATTTGCGTAAAGTCCAGGCCCGTCTGACCGGCTGGCATTTCGTAGGTAAATGATTTTCCCTGCACGGATGCGGACACAACATGCCGCCCTCCTTGCTCGGCAACTGTGTATTGCCTAGCCGCGAGAGCCTTGAGAGCTGCGAGAGTGTCGGCAGACGTAGAGCCGACGTGAGCCCAGACTGAGAAAATAAAAGCGCGCATTTATATGCGCGCTTGTGTCAAGTTTGGGAAACAGAACCTCCCGAATATCGCAACGAGTCGAAGACGACTAGCGCGATTTCTCGATGTTAGACAAAGAAATTACCGCAGCCACGATTTCGCGCGGAGAGACGCCATCGCCTAGCAGCCCGACTGCATCTCGGATTTCTTGTAAGGCCCGGATCAATGCCAATTTTTCAGCCTTGTCCATCGTCTCGCACATCTTCTCTCGCTCAAGCAGCCGCTGATTATCGCGCTCAAACTTACACCCCTCAAGGTAGGTTGACTGCATAGACGCTTGAACCGCTGAGTCCATTATTGGAGTTTCTGTGATTTTCATAAAATTGTCGAACCAGTCAGTGCTACGAATGGCGGTTCGCGTTTTCTTTCAGTTTGAAAGTCTCGCGTCCACGTCTTCGATGTTCTCTGCTTTTGTGAGCACTACTGCGATTCTGGCCCTCAATTTACAGTCGAGATTCTGACCATCTGGATAGGTCGATGCGTCCACCGTAGATTCCAGCACTTCGGCTAGCATCTCTAGGCATTCGTCGAGCAGAGAACCAGACGATTGGATCAATGGCGAGGTCG